ATCTTCGCGGAGATGGGCCGCAACATCATCGAGGGCTTGCTCCAGGGAATCACCAACGCCTGGAACACGATCACCGAGTTCTTCTCCACCGCTATCAGTGCCCTCGTCGCCTGGTTCGGCACCGCATGGGAGGGGATCAAGGCAACGGTCGAGACGGCGTGGAACGGGGTGCTGTCCGTCCTCACGACGGTCTGGACGACGATCCAGACGACCGCCACCACCATCTGGAACGGCCTGGTCACGTTCTTCTCGACCGTGTGGGCCGGGGTGCAGGCGACGGCTACCACTGTCTGGAACGCTGTCTCGACGTTCCTCGTGGGTGTGTGGACGACCATCCAGTCCACGGCCACGACGATCTGGAACGGGCTGGTGGCGTTCTTCGGGACGGTGTGGGCCGGGGTCCAGGCCACTGCGACGACGGTGTGGAACGGGATCAAGACGTCCCTCAGCGCCGTGTGGTCTGGCATCCAGACGGTAGCCACGACGGTCTTCAACGCGGTCAAGACGTTCCTCCAGACCTCGTGGACGAACATGCAGACCACTGCGACGACGGTGTGGAACGCGATCAAGGGTTTCCTGGGCACCGTGTGGTCGGGCATCCAGTCCACGGCGACCACGGTGTTCAACGCGATCAAGGCGTTCTTCCAGACCTCGTGGCAGAACATGCAGACCACCGCCACCACCGTCTGGAATGCGGTCAAGGGTTTCCTCACCACCACGTGGAACACGATCAAGGCCACCGCCACCACCGTGTGGAACGGGATCACGACTGCGCTGACCACGGCAGCTAACAACGTCCGCAACGCGCTCACGAACGCGTGGAACACCGCCAAGAGCACGCTGACGACGATCTGGAACACGCTCAAAGCCTTGGCGTCCTCGGTGTGGAACGGGATCACGTCGGCGGTGACCACGGCGGTCAACAACGCCAGGAACGCCGCGACGAGTGCGTGGAACACCCTCAAGTCCACGACGTCCAGTGTGTTCAACTCGCTCAAGACGATCGTCTCCGGTGCGGTCAACAACGTCGTTTCCACGATCCAGGGCATCCGGTCCAAGGTCGTCGGTGCCATGTCAGCGGCCGGGTCCTGGCTGTGGAACGCAGGCTCCCAGGTCGTCAACGGCTTCATCAACGGCATCCGGTCCGCCTTCGGGCGGGTGCAGTCCACACTGTCGAGCCTGACGTCGATGCTGCCCTCGTGGAAGGGTCCTGAGGAGCGCGACAAGAACATCCTCAAGAACGCCGGTCAGCTTGTCATCGGCGGCTTCATCGACGGGCTGGAGTCGCAGTACGGCATCGTGCGGCGCTCGCTCGGGGCGTTCACGAACTCGCTCTCCGGTGTGGTCGGCAACCCGCTCGGGGCGCTGGACAACATCAACCCTGGCCTTGGTGCGCTCGGGGCAGGGTTCACTGGGAACGCGGGTAAGTCCATCACCATCGCACCCGGTGCGATCCAGGTGAACAGCCAGGCGCGGGACCCCCGTGTGGTTGCGGGCATCCTGCTCGACGACCTCGCCAGCATGTCGCTGATGGGTTAGGGGTAGAGATGTTCGATGGGTACCTAGAACTGGACGGCGTGGAGCTGATCAACTCCGAGCGCACGGCCAAGTACGTGAACGCCTTCATGCCGTCACTCGACATCGCGGGCTGCGCCGACTGTGAAGGTATCTGGAACTCGTTCAATGACCCGGTGTACGCGTCACCTGCTGCCGACAACGCGCCGTGGTACCGAGCGACCCAGCCGGAGACGGCGAAGTTCTACGGCCTCTACCCGGCGACGGTTCAGGGGTTCGAGGATTCCACGCGGTCTCTGACCATCACCGAACTGTCGGGAGACGGGGCGGTCCAGTCGATGCCGCGTCACGGGTCGCGGGAGGTGCGGGTCCGGGGCGTCATGATCGCGCTGGACGAGGAAGGCATGAACGCGGGAATGGCGTGGTTGCGTTCTGTCCTCGACTCCAACCCGTGCGGTCCGGAGGAGGACTGCACCGGCCGGACCCTTGTCTACTTCACGCAGTGCCCTGGTGCTGCGACCGTCGCGGCGGGTTCGGCGTTGCGGACGAAGTATGAGAGGCGGTTCCTGCGGACTGAGCCCCTGGAGGGGCCGCGTGTGGTGCGTGAGTTCCGGCGCCTACAGGTGGGGGTGATGAAGGAGGTGGAGTTCCTCCTCAACGTCGGCATCCCCTGGTCGTTCACCCTCCCCACGGCTGCCGCGTCGACGTCGGGCGAGACGTCCCAGCTAGCCGCAGAGGTCTACTGCCCGCTCGCGACCGACGCCTACGACGACCTCGTGGTGGACCCGGACGGGATGCTCATCGCCCGACCGCCAAAGCCCCCACTGGTCGAGCCGGTCGAGATGCCATCTACATGGCAGCGGTACACCATGACGATCCCCGCCAGCATGGGTGAACGGTGGGGCAGGATCGTCCCCATCGTCAGCGTCATCACCGGGGGTACGGCTGCACGCATGCTCCGGGTCCGGTTCTACCGGGATGCGAACATCGACCAGTGCGACTTCGAGGGTGAGTTCCTCGTCAGCTACGTCCCGCCGAACTCGATCATGCAGATCGACGGGATGCAGCGCAGGATCGTCGTCGACAACGGTGTGGAGAAGAAGCCGGGTGGTCACCTGGTCACCGGGTCCAACGGGAGACCCATGCGCTGGCCGGCACTGGCCTGCACCAGCGCCTACGACATCATCGTGGACACCGTCAGTGGGATGCCCTCGGGAGTCTCGGTGATCACTGACATCGCTGTTCGGGAGTAGACGTGACGTTCGCGTGCGAGATTCACCAGGCGTACCTCTACGACAGGGGCGGGGTCACCGTCCTCGGCTACCTCGGCCCTATCTCCCGCGTGCGCTGGGAGCGGATGCGGGACGATGTCTCCCACGCCTCGGTCAACATCGCTACTCGCTCGGCGGACTGCGACAAGGCCCTGGGTCTGGCCGCTACCGGCCGGACCGAACTCGTGATCTTCCGGGGTGACGAGCGTGTGTGGGAAGGCCCGATCACCCACATCACCTACAAGGGCGGCAGCGTCGAGATTCAGGCTCGTGACGTCGTCCACTACCTGTACCGGACGATCATGAAGGGCGAGTACGACAACCGGTACCCGAACAACGTGACGGCTATCAGGCGGCTGGACCGCATCATCCGCGCCGAACTGGCACGCATGGAGGCCCAGGTCCCGCCGATCAACGTCCTCCCGTACCTGACCCTGCACGAGACGGCCACTGACGCCGGGACGTCGTCACACACGCTTGCCTACGAGGACACCGTGTTCGGGCACCTGGACAAGATGGCAGCGCGCGGCGGTCTGGACTACTGCACTGTCGGTCGGGCGATCCACCTGTTCGACGTGGACACCGCGCTCGGACAGACGGCGATGCTCACCGCTGAGGACTTCATTGGTGACGTCATCATCACCGAGTACGGCATGGAGCTGGCTACGTTCGCTGCGGTCACGGACGGCAACGGCCGGGCCGGGGTGTCCGGTGCGGCTGATGCGTACTACGGGCTGGTCGAGATTCTGGACATGGCCTACGACGAGGACGTCATGGCTCGTGGCGCCACCCCTGCCGAGGGGGACGGTGGGCAGGCGCCGGGTGTGCCGGAACCGGTCTCTATCGCGGACCTCGCCTCGCAGGCGCAGCGCAACCTCGCCGGGCGTAACCCTGCCCCTATCGTCGTGCGTGTTCCCGACAACTCCACCCTGAACCCGCAGGGGGCTGTCGCGATCGTCGACCTGGTACCGGGGGTGTGGCTGCCCTTGCAAGCCGAACTGCCAGGCAGGTCTCTGTCGCAGATACAGAAACTCGACAAGATGACAGTAGAGGAGACTGCTGATGGTGAGACCATCCAGGTAACGCTGCACCCCGCACCGCTGGGCGAGATAGACGTATCAGGCTAGGAGACCCGCATGGTCCAGTTCGCCCCGCGCGACTTCCGCGAGTGGATGCGGATGGTCGAGCGGCAGATCGCGCAGGCGCGGAGCAGCGGAAACGCGGCGCTGATCGAGCAGCTGAACCGCCAGAGGAGCGAACTCAAGGACGACATCGCTGACGCTGGCGGTGACCTCCGTACCCCCGCCCGTGTCGTCGAGGTCATCTATCAGACCGCCCTGGTGCGGGATAACAACAACCGGTGGACGGCGACGCTCACCGCTGACTTCCCTGCCGTCATCTACGCCACGGACGGCACCCCGCTGACGGTGGAGTTCTACGAACTGTGGGGTCTTGACCTCACGAACCAGCCGGAGTTCGAGGAGGACCTGTGGAAGCAGGTCTCCACGTCGGCGCTGTCCCGGTTCGTGGTGCCAAGGTTCGAGCAAGGTTCGCAGTGGGTGTTCCGTATCCGTGCGATCGGCACGACTGCCGTGTACCCCGGCCTGTGGTCGACCGAGACCTCTGTCCGGATGGAGAAGGACACCACCCCGCCGCCGATCCCGTCACGGCCGAAGGTGAGCGTCCTGTACGGGGTCATCCACGTCGAGTGGGACGGGAAGGGGGCGGCTGGCGAGTCGATGCCCGCCGACTTCTCCCACATCGAAATCGCCTGGGGCCTCAGCGCTGCGCCGGAACTGCTGAGCGGTCGGCGCCTGTCCACGGCTGCGTCGACGTCCTTCGCTGGGGTGCCCTACTTCGAGACCAGGTACTTCCGGTTCCGGTCGGTAGACCTGTCCGGGAACTTCTCGTCCTGGTCGGCCTCAGCGTCGGGTACGCCGATGCCGCTGGTGAACACCGACGAGATAGACGCAACACTGGAGGAGCGCCTCCAGGAGGAGGCGGCGGCCGTTCAGGCGGCCGGGGGCGCTACGGCTGCGGCGCACGTCAGCTACGAGACGAAGCAGCAGGTCGCTGCTGCCGCTGCGGCCGAGTACGAGCGGCTCCAGGCGGTA